CCCAAATCCCCCCCAAAAAATAATTCTGGAGAATCTGGATACTTTATTGCGGATTCTGTAGGGTATGACTTCTTTAGGAGGTATCTATGGCAAGAACAGGACTTAAGAAAGCACTCGCAGAAGCCGGCTTGAGCAAAGCTGACTTTGCCCGTGCTACCAAGTTATCCACCAGCACCGTTTACGCCTGGGGTGACAGTGCCCCGCTATGGGCGTTTGAGTTCATGGCTGTGCTGACGGACTTGAAGGAGGCCAGGCATAAGATTCATGTGCTGGAGCGGATGAACCACAGTCTTATTCTGGGAGAACCCCGAATATGACCAACGACAAGATCAACGCCCTGCTGGAACAGGTCGCCAAGGAACTAGGTGTGACGGAGTTTGTGTTGTTTGGGGAGAATGACAAAGGCATGGTGACCTACACCTCTGTGCCTATGAACCGCCACCAGTTACGGGACTGCACTGCTGCTATCCTGCATAACCTCGATTTGGTGCTTGACCAAGCGGAAGAGGTACAGTATGGAGTTGGCTTTAATCTAGAAGGAGTGCATTGATGACGACTTACCGACTGACTATGGGTGGCACTCACGCCATTGAACTGAACGACGGCGTGGAAACTACCAACCTCCGCAACGTGGAAACTGATCACGTTTACCTGTACTGGCTGTCCCAGGGGAACACCCCAGACCCGGAAATTGTTGTTGTACCCAAGGGCAGTAAATAATGGCTACCTACAAAAATCCGACGATGCTGAAAACCCCGATTGCCAAAGCCGTCAAGAAAACCGAAAAGCCGGTTGCTGTAGGCCCAGGCATTAAAGCCATCAATGCTGCTAAACCGGCAATGGCCAAACCGGGAAAGACGCCTGGCAAGACGGTTCAGAAGGGCTTGGGCACAACTGGCGCTATGGGAGCCAAAATTGGGGCTGCTATGCGTGGCAAGAAGTAATGCAATTCAGGCTGGATTCGTTCTACAAGTTCTGTAACTCCTTACGGGTAGACACCAAGGAATACGGAATAGTCCCGCTGGGGAAGAGGCTATACACCGCGCAGAAGACGGTGGTGGATAGGATCGGGGCGGGACTGGAGAAGGACGTACACAGCTTTGTTGTACTCAAAGGCCGGCAGATGGGGATTAGTACCCTGTCGCTGGCCTTTGACCTTTACTGGGCCTTCAAATACCCAGGAACCCAAGGGTCGCTGGTGACCAACGACGACGGCAACAAGGAAATGTTTCGCAACACCTTGAAGCTCTACCAAGCCGGCCTACCACCGCAATGGAAAATCCCCACCAGCATCGATAACCGCTACGAACTGGGGTTCAAGAACCGCAGCCGGTTTATCTATCAGGTGGCTGGTGAACGTAAGAACTCATCCCTTGGCAAAGGCAAGGCGTTGAATTTCCTGCACGCCACCGAAGTATCGGCCTGGGGCGACGAAGAAGCTTTGGCGTCCTTGCAATCCGCCCTGGCGGAAAAACATCCTTTGCGTCTTTACCTGTACGAATCCACCGCCCAGGGGTTCAACATGTTTTACGACATGTGGGAAACCGCCAAACGGTCTGTGTCGCAGGACGCCATCTTTGTGGGGTGGTGGCTGAAAGAGGATTACCGGATTACGGAGAACTCGCCCATCTACAAGGTCTACGGGTACAAAGGGCTTTCTGATTACGAAAAGAAAGCGGCCCGCATGATCAACAAGATGTACGGCTACACGCTGAACCAAGGCCAACTGGCTTGGTACAGGTGGAAGCTAAACGACGAAATCAAAGACGAAAGCCTGATGAAGCAGAACTTCCCCATGCATGAGGAAGAGGCTTTTATCTTGTCAGGGTCTAACTTCTTCTCGACGGAACTCCTGACCGATTTGCACAAGTCGTTGCTGCGAACCAAATTTGTTGGCTACAGCTTTATGTTCCGGGACAGGTTTGAAGACACCGACATTAAGGAAGTCCACCCGCGGCAGGCGACGCTGAAGATTTGGGAATACCCCAAACAGGGTGCTGTGTATGTGTTGGGTGCAGATCCAGCCTACGGCGCCAGCGAAAACAACGACCGCTCCTGCATCCAAGTGTTTCGCTGTTACGCCGACAAGCTAGAGCATGTCGCTGAATTCTGTTCTCCGGTGTGTGACACCTACCAGTTTGCCTACGTCTGCGCGTACCTGTCCGGAGCCTACGGGGCGGCACATGGGGCCATGTCCATGTTGAACTTGGAAATCAACGGGCCTGGGCAGGCGGTCAAGCAAGAACTGAACAACATGAAGCGGAACATCTCCGACGCCGGAGGTGCAACGGGGGAAATACGGGATTTCATTGGCAGCGTCAGGAGTTACCTGTACCGCCGGGTAGACAGTACGGGCAGAAGTTTTGCGTTGGACTGGAAGACCAATGCAGACACCAAGGAACGCATGATGAACGCCATGAACGATGCGTTGTCCCGCAACCTTTTGATTTTGAAATCCCCCGAAATGGTGGAGGAAATGCGGACGGTGATTCGGGACGGGGGGAGTATTTCTCACGCCTCCCACACGCATGACGACCGGGTGATTGCTGGTGCGCTTGCTGCGGTGGCCTGGAACGATTACATGCGAACTGAAGCGGCCAAAGCCCGCCAGTTTTATGCTGAAGTACAGATACGGGAGAATCCGTCAGCGGCGTTTGAGCGCAGCGACAACGTGGGGGCTAGCCTGATCCAGGGCTATTTGAGGCAGGCCGGCATTGCTTGAACTCATTCCATATTCCTGGGAAGAGTTGCAGCGGCGGCTGCGGTGGTGCAAGGAGCATCGAGATCCTGCGATCAACCAGATTGCGATCCGCTCCGACATTGACCCGTCCCTGATTTCCAGAATTATGCACGGCAAAGAAAAGCCGTCCCAATCGACCGCCAGAATCTTGACGGACTTTTTCCACAAGTGGGATGCCGGCATTTATGTGATGTACGAGGGTCGGTTGATTAAGACCAGGAACCCCAAGCCCCGGACAAATTTGACCGTGGACTGGCGGAATCCCAAAATTATGTTTAAGACAAACGCAGAGGTGGTGGGGTTAACATGGCTAGGAAACGCAATCAATCATCTGGAACTGCTCGGATCCTCCGAGAGTATATGTGTCTCGCCCACGGAAACTTTGAAGCCTACGAAGAAGTCTGCCCGCAAGGGTGTACTACGGTAGAGAGACGTTTCTACACCGCCCCCGCTATCCGACAGGTTAGCAAAGGAATCGACAACACTTTGCAGACTCTGGCCAACGACTACGGCATGACCGACATGCGGAACGACATGGGCAGCGTGATGGAGTCCATGCGCCGCGGTCAAAGCGACTTTGCGCCCAAGTGGGGGGCAATGGGGGATAATGTGCGCGGGTCTATTGGCAGCGCACCGCCGACGGATGCGATTACGCCTATGCGCGACATCTTGAACAAACCCAAACCCTTAGTTATCGGGAACCACAGAGAATGAAAATCCCCAAGGACGACGTAGAACGGGCAATCCTGTACGCACAGGTGTCTAACGATTGCTTGAGAAGCAAAGACGACCGAATCACCGAATACGTCGCCCGCGAGAGTTACTACCTGTTCGGCTCTCCTACAGGAAGCCCGCCGGCAGACCATAACAAAATTTACCCCAGCATCCAGACGTTGGCATCGTTTCTGTACGCTGCGGAATCCACAAGTTTTACCCTGGAAATGATGGCGAGTTCCCGCCAGGAAGATTTGGCCCGGACGCCTGTGGTGTCCAAAATGCTGAACTCTACTTGGAACAACTCCGACTCCGATTCCGTTGCCGCGCAGTGCGTGGAATGGTCGTTGGTGTACGGGACGATGATTATGAAGTGCCTCTGGCGTGACGGGGAATTTCGCCCCTACGCGGTACGTCCCCATGACTTTGGGGTGTACGAGGAAGACAAGCCTCATTTGGACGATCAGGACGCCATTGTTCACTGCTACTACATTTCCAAAGCTAACCTTGAGCGAGTGTTGGAAGGCCACCCCAAGCGGAAAACAATCATGGATTCCGTGTCCATGATGGGAAAAACGGAAGAAAAGCCCAAATCTGGCCTAGATAGGCTGATTTTGACCGCGTCTGCTCCAATTACCCCGTCCCACCCCAACATGACTGGAGCGTTGTCGTCTACCTCGATGCAAACCCCGCCTAATTACGAAGCGGTGTTGAACAGTGATTTGGTGGAAATGCGGGAATTGTGGATTTGGAATGACGATGAGCAGGACTACCAAATTGTCACCCAGGCATCCGACATCACGATTTTTGACCGTTTGGCCGGCAGTTTGACCAAACAAGGCCAGATGTTCCCTAAAGGCCAGAACCCGTTCACGCAATTCTGCCCAACCCCGAAATACAACTACTTTTGGGGCATTTCTGATGTGGGCCGTGTGCAGAATCTGCAAGACCGCTACACCAAGCGGATGAGCGAACTGGATGATTTGTTGGCCAAACAGGTTAACCCGCCGCGGCATGCCATTGGTTTTACGGAGGAGCAGATTCTTGCGTTGTCGTTTGTGGGGGGTAAAGCCAACACTTCTGACCCCATGAGCAAGGTGGAGCTGTTAGCGCCAGAGATTCCGCCTCAGTTGATCAACTCAATTGAGTTAATTGAGGGCAGTTTTGCCGAAGCATTGGCTTTGCATAACATTTTGCAGGGCAAAGGTGAGCCTGGGGTGCGCGGTAGGGGTCATGCCCAGGAATTGGCCCGGTTGTCATCTGCCAGAATCAAGCGAAAAGCCCTTTGCATTGAGGATTCGCTAGAGAAATTGGGCGGTTTGATGCTAACAATTATGAAATTGAACGATCCAACCGTACTTCCGGACGAACAGAACGGATCTGTGTTTGTGTTGGACAATTTCAGCAGCGAATGCATGGTCAAAGTGGACGCGCATTCCAATTCTCCGCTGTTTGCCGAAGACATTAAGCAGATTGCATCCGAATTGTTGGAAGCCAATATTATTGACGGGGAAAGTTTCATTGAATTGGTCAAACCCCCGATGCAGGACTTGCTAAAAATGCGTTATAGGGAGTTGAAATCTCAAGAACAACAGGCTCAAGCTGCCCAACAAGGTCAACCGCAGGGTTGATCGAGGCTCGGACTTCTTTCTCCAAAGAAGTTTAGGCACCCGCGAGGGTGGGGCAGAATGATCTGCCAGCGTGCTAGCGAAAACTGGCAAGCAACAGGAGAAACGCAATGCGTGGCATGCGTGGTTCGCGTAAAGGTCGCCGGAAGTAATTCCGGGACGTTAGCTTAGGCTAGCGTCGAATCTCCCCACTACCCCCCCCCTCTCCCGGTGGGGAGATTCCCCTAAACAGTTGACTTCTCAAGATCTGCCCTTCTAACTTGGCTCCAAACTTGGAGAACGCAGTGGCAGTACCTCCCGAAATTATGGCTCAAATGCAAGGCGGAATGCCCGGCGCAGCCCCTGGCGGCATGCCTCCTGGCGGAATGCCCGGCGCTATGCCGCCTGATGGCGGTTTTCCCAGCATGGATCAGCCTTCTCCCGCCGCCGCCCCAATGACCGCTCCCAGCATGCCGGAAGGCCAGCGCATGGCCGCTATGGCGCAGATGGGCAACGTGCTGGATGTGATGGAACAAACCCTGCCTAAGCTCGGCATGGACAGTCCTGAGGGGCAGGCGGTAATGCAGGCCATGCAGTCGTTGACTGCGGTGTTTGGTAATCAGCGTTCCAATATGAAAGAACTTCAACCCGCCCAGATCATGCAATTGATGCGGGCGCTTCCTACTCAAATGCGAGGAGAACCCAGTGGCCAGTAAATTCCTTCAGCCGACCTCCAGCGGCTTTCGTCACCCGACCGACACCGTCCAGATGAACGGCAACATCTACAACCCCAACCGCATGGCCCAGCTTGGCGGCATGGATAAGACCAAAGAGCCGCGTGGCTATTACACCAACAACATCCAGGTGAAGAAGCCTGGTCAGACGATTGCGAAGTAAGCCATGACTGCGCCGTTTGCATGGGGTGGCCAACGAGTTGGCGAAGCCACTAACCAAAACTTCGCCACCAAAGGAAACCCGTTTGGCGTTGTGCGCCTTATTGCGGCGGGTTTGAACATCAACGCTAACTCTGCCAACACCGACTATCAGTTACAGGTTGGCCAGATTCTGAACTTTGCGGGTGCGACTGGTACGCCGGTTGTGTCGGCTGTTCAGATTTACCCGTCTACCTGGGTTGCGGGCCAGACGTACAACGTCCAGCAGGTTCAGTACAACAACCCGTCTACTTCGCTGACCACCGCAACTGCTGGCGTGTTTAGTGCCGTGTCTGCTGGCGGCGTGACGATTGTGGCCTCTGCTGCGTTGTCTGGCTTGACTAGCACTGCCGTCAATGCGGGGGGTTCGCTGCTGAACGCATCGTTGAATAACGCCAACACGGTATACAACCAGGCAAACCTGTATTTCCGTATTGGTACGGCTCAAGGCGCGGCGGCGACGTTGGATGTGTACCTTTTTGGTATTGTGTATCCGTGAACGTAGCGCCGTTTAACCCGCAAGGGGCAACAGTTACATTTACGGCAGCGGTTACCGCTCCTACGCCCGTGCAGGCAACGTCATCTACTGGCGCGGCAAATAATTACTTGATCACCAACACCGGCAGCACTGTGGTTTTTTTGGGCGTAGGCGCAACGGCTGCTTTGGCGACGGCCAATTCCGTGACCGTAACGTCGTCTGGTAATGCAATTCCTATTTTGCCTGGAACCGCCCAAACTTTTATGTTGGTGGCCAACTCTTTTTTTACGGGCACATCAGCGGCTAGCGCGGTGGTGTACATCACCCCAGGGGATGGCGGCTAATGCTGCGGGCCGTTAGTTCTCAACCTTTGCAGAACGTGACGTATGATCCGCGCACGTTAGTTATTGGCGACAGCCATTTGCAGATGGGCTGGACGAACAACTCGGGAAGCCTTAGCGCGTTCACCGTTTCTGCTGGCGTTGCGTCTTTATCAATTAGCAACCATAACATTGCTCAGGGCAATAAATTTACGCTAATTGACACGGCGAACTCGGCGACGCTTGACACTTGTGTCATGTCGTATGCCGAAGTCACTGCGTTGACAGTTCCAACCAACGGCACGTTAACGGCGTCAGCAACGGTAGCTGGCGTAACGATGGCAGACGGGTCATATACTGCTGGCAGAACATGGATCGCCATTCCGTGGCAGCACCAGCGAGACAGCACGTTTCTTCACAGCATTAATGGTTGGAACGGTGCGCCGTTTGTGTTTACGCACAATTTCACAGCCAACGGCACCAGCAGC